TTTCAACAAGGAGAAAAAATAAATGGCGGCGGCTAAGTTCAACATGCTAATTGCTGCCAAAACAGCGGGAACAGGCGGAATAAAGCGCATGGGTAATTCTATGCAAGGTTTACAAGGTAGATTAAAAAATGTTCGTTTAGCGGCGTTAAGCGTTAATACAGCGTTTAAGGCAATGGCCTTAATTTTAACGGCTGGTACTTTTACAAAGTTTGTTACTGGGGCAATAAATCAAGCCGACGCATTTGGGAAATTAAGCAGACAAACAGGAGTAGCAGCGGATAGTTTACAAGCGTATGTAAACGCTGGAAAATTAGCAGGGGTTGAACAAGCAACAATAGAAAAAGGGTTAAGGCGTCTTGCTCAATCACAACGAGAAGCGGATCAAGGAATTAAAACCTATTCAGAAAGTTATGAAGCTTTAGGCGTTAGCGTTAGAGATGCCGACGGAAATTTAAAAAGTTCTGAAGTTTTATTAGCTGATATTTCTGATCGTTTTAGAGATATGCCAGACGGGGCAACAAAGGCGGCTTTAGCAATGGAAATATTTGGTCGATCAGGGGCGCAATTAATACCAATGTTGAACGAAGGCGGCGAGGCTTTGGAACGATGGAATTATGAAACCAGTGAAGGTTTTGCAGCAAATGCGGAATATTTCAACGATCAAATAACAATGCTAGGTTTTGGCTTTGATGGTTTTAGAAAACAATTAACCGACGCATTATTACCGACTTTAAATAATTTGTTGAATATGTTTAGTAACCTTTTCTCTAGTCAGAATGATTGGGATGAATTGTTTAAAGGTATCGAAGTAGGTTTAAAAGTTATATCAAGCGCTGTTTTTACTGTTGTTGCTGGTTTTAGATTTTTATTAACAACAATTAAATCAATAGCGATAGGATTAGGCGAGTTAAGTCAAGGGAATTTCGGCGCAGCTGGTCAAGCTTTTAAAGGTGGATTAAAAGAAACAAATGAACAATTTAAAGAAGATATGGCAGTTTTTGAACAAATATGGACAGGCAGCGAAAACGCCCCGGCTGAATATTTTAAAGAGGGTACGAAAGAAGCAAAAAATTTAAGTACACAAATCACAAAAACCTTTGGCGATCAAATGAAGTCAAAAATAAAGCAATTTAACGAATCAATAAAAACAGTGGGTGAATCAATGTCTGATGTTGTTATTGGAGGCGTTAAAAAAATGGAAGATGCCCTAGTTGATTTTGTGATGAATGGAAAGCTTTCATTTAAATCTTTAGCCGATAGCATTATTAGAGATATGGCACGCATCGCAATACAACAGGCATTTACAAAACCTTTTACAGATTTCATAGGAAATATTTTCAGCGGTGGTAAAGCAATGGGCGGCCCTGTTGGTGCAAATAAAAGCTATCTCGTCGGTGAAAATGGCCCTGAGATATTAAGAATGGGAAATCAAAGCGGAAGCATCACACCGAATCACAGATTAGGGGGAATGGGTACGACTAACATCGTTGTTAATGTTGATGCCTCTGGAGGTTCAGAAGTACAAGGAAGTGAAACCGAAGGTCGAATGTTAGGGCAAGTAATCGCCGCCGCTGTTAAAACGCAAATAGTTAAAGAACGCTCGCCGGGGGGTTTACTTTACGCATAATGACTGTATTTCCTACAAGAGCAGATGGTTCAGAAATTGAGTCTTCTTATGGCTTAAGCAAAGCCAGCGCACCCAATACAAACACGGCGGTTTTTGGGTCGGGTTATAGTCAACGCACAACCTTTGGTATTAATCAAAATTTAAAAAAATGGAATTTACGTTGGGAAAATATTTCCGAAACCGATAGCGACACCATAGAAACTTTTCTTGATGCAAGAGGTGGAACAGAAAACTTTGATTTTACAGCCCCCGGAGAATCAGCAAGTTCAAAATATATTTGTAGCTCTTGGACTAAAACAATTCCTTACCCTAATTTCGCAACGATCACGGCAACATTTCAAGAAGTAGCGGAGGCATAAAATGACAACTGTTCCTCAGTCAATACAAGAACAAATTCAAATGCTCGCGCCTTCGGCGGTGATTGAGCTATTTCAATTGCATTTTGATAAGACAGTTAATAATGCCGACCCTGACACAATGGTTAATAATGGAGCCATCAAGATTGATGATAATACTTCTGTTTTTTATTATCACGCGGGAACAAATGAAGTAAAAGGCAATATCGTTTTTGATTCAATTACTTATACGGCGATACCTTGTGAAATAGAAGGCTTCAAAAGATCAACACAAGGAACATTGCCACGGCCAACTTTTTCCATTGCTAATGCTAATAGTGCTATATCTTCTTTACTTCAAATTACTAATAGTGAAGGTAAAAAACTAAACCCATTAAAAGCAAAAATAGTAAGAGTTAGAACATGTAAAAAGTTTCTTGATGCTGCTAATTTTACAAGTGGATCAAATGCAACGGCTGACCCTACTGCGATTTTTGAGGCTAATGACACTTGGTATATTGATCGAATTGCCTCTGAGAATTTAAATGTTGTTTCTTTTGAACTTGCAACAAAATTAGATTTGACGAACGTTAATTTACCAAGGCGAAGCATTCAAGAATTTTGCCCGTTTAAATATAGAGGCGAGGCGTGCGGCTATACCGGAAAAAGATATTTTGATGTGAATGATAATTCGGTAGAGACTGAGGCAGATGATGTTTGTGGGCATCGATATTCAAGTTGCTATGAACGTTTTTGTTCTATTTCAGAAAGAGGGGGTTATATTCAAAAATATGTAGTAGTTGGTCACCCTTTCCCCTTTGGAGGGTTTACAGGTGCAAGACTTCAAGTTTGAAGCAAAGCAACACGCATTAGAAGAGCACCCGAAAGAGGCTTGCGGTGTTGTTGTTAATGGAAAATATTTCAGATGTCGAAACGTTGCAGACAAGCCTGAAAATAATTTTATTCTTGAGGCTAAAGATTATATAAAAGCACGATCAAATGGAAAAATTGAAGCAATTATTCATTCGCACCCGGAAGGAGGCAAAGCAAGCCCAGCGGATCAAAAATCTTGTTCACGCACAAAGATCAACTGGTATATTTATTTAACCCCTAAAGATGAATGGTTAACTATCAAGCCCTAGTCGGTAGACAGTGGAATTATGGCTTAGGGGCTGATTGTTATTCATTAGTGCGTGATTATTACAAGCTATTAGGCGTTGTTTTGCCTGATTATGAAAGGCCGGAAAATATAGATAATTTAAACACTATTTTTCTTGATGAATTACCAAAGAACGGATTTAAACCTGTTCCATTTAAAAAAAGAAGAGTTAATGATGTTTTATTGATGCGTCTAGGGTCGCGAATCCCTCAACACGTCGCGATACTTTTATCGAACGAAAGGATTTTGCATCAATGCGAACGCTCATTATCTAGCATTGAGCCATACCGCCTTTACTATGTAAAGAGAACAGAGGCCGTATTTAGATATGAAGCAAAGGGTCTTACTCCTAGATGAATTAGGGGAAAAATTTGGCCCGGTGCATGAGTATCACAATTTAAGAACGCCAGTTGATGCAATTAAATTACTATCGTTAAATTATCCGGCATTTGCAAAAGAATTAATTGAATCAGGTGAAAAAGGCGTTGGCTATAAAGTTATTCAATCAGAAACAGAATTTGAACTTGAGGACATGTTGCTACCTTTCGGTAGTAAAGATTTAATAATTGCGCCTGTTATTACTGGTAGTAGTAGCGGATTCGGTAAATTTTTAGCAGGTGCGGCGTTGATAGGGTTAGCTATTTGGACGGGTGGAAGTTCTCTAGCTTTTACGGGGGCAGGCTTTGGCGCGGCTGCCGGCGTACAAATGACGACTACTTTGGCTTTGTCAGCGATGGCTGGGAATATTGGTATTGCTTTAGCTCTAGGCGGTATTTCACAAATGTTATCGCCTCAACCCGAAGGGCCAATGAACATAATTGGTAGTTCGAGTCAATCGGGGGATACTGGCCCCGGTTCATCTTTAAGAGGTTTAGACGGTTCGCAATCTTACGCATACAGAGGCCCAGTGAATACCGTCGGGGCAGGTGCAACAATCCCTTTAGTATTTGGAGAATGTTTAATTGGTAGTCATACCGTTGCAGCTCATGTTGAGGTAACAGACGATAGCGACCCATTAAGTACTTGGATCCGTGAACCGAACGTTGGAACAATGAGGGTAAATGGTGAACAACCTAAAGATACATTTGAAGAATCTAATAAATCAGGTATTGGGGTTAAATTAAAAACTTGGACTGATCCAATTCATGCCACAAAGCAGACAATTGATCCTAATTATAATGATAATTATAAGATGTATTTAAGAAAATCAGGTCAAACATCTGATGCCGGTTCTACTTCCATCCCTTTAAGTAAAACAGATAGTGAATATGACAGCCAAGGTCTCAAATGGATTGGTGAAATTATTGGCGAGGGCCCTACTGATGATCATTATGATACGTCGCGTTTTCAAATGGCTTTTTTACTAGATAATGGTTTAGCTGATCGCGTTGGAGGGATTGGAACACTTACAACACATATTGATGGATTTATTACTTTTCAAATTATTATTAAAGAAAAAACAGAATTAACTGTTGTTGGCAATACACAATTCACAGTTCAAGGGATGCTTTTAAAAACTCAACATTACAGATGGGCTACAGAATTTAGTTATGCAAAAATAGAACATAAAGACGACTATTTTGTTTATGCTAAATTAATAGATTTTGGCGGTGATGCTAATGTTAATACTTTAAGAATTGATTACATGGGTTACAACTTTCTTGGAGATTAATTAAAACAAATGGCATTAAAATCAAGCTCTATTGTTCGTTTAGTTGATGTCCTTTGTGAAGGGCCAATAAAAGAATTGAAAGGATGGAAACAAGGCGTTTATTTAAACGAAACTCCAGTTGAACAAGTAGATGAGGATGGGGTGACTATAAATAATTTCAGCGAGGTCGTTGATGCTCCAGACGGGGAATCAAGTGCTGTAGATATTGATTTACATTTTAGACCGGGGGGAAAAACTCAAGAAACAATAGGGGGTTTTGTTGGTGGAACTCATGCTTTAGATAGCACTAATATCATTTCTGTCGGTCAAGAAATCGGGGCTAATTATAGTGAAACTTTAGATAATAATGATTCGGTAATTAGTCGAAGTTATGGAGGCGGGGAGATTGTCAGATCATTAACAGATAAGCAGTTAGATCAAGTTCAATTTATTTTTACTATTCCCGCGTTATATTCAAGAGCAAAAGAAGGATTAGCAAAAGGTCAATTATTTAATGCAACTATTCGAATTTTTATTTATACAAGAGCAAAGGGTGGATCATGGAAAGAGCGGTTTAATCGTAACATAAAGGGTATTAGTACAAGTGAATACCAAATTCAAACCCCTTGGATTTCTCTTTGGAATGCAGGCGAAGGCCCTTTTGATGTCAAAGTTGTTAAAAAGGTAAATGGTGAAGATGATTTTGAAGTCACATATTTTGATTTTGAAGATGAAAATTTAAAAAAAGAACCTTTAGCCGCTGATCGTGCAAACCGTATTTTTTTAACAAGCATCACAGAAAGAGTTGTACAACATATCAATTATCGATATACGGCTCATGTCGGAATCGGGTTCCCTAGCAAAACATTCCCTAATATTCCTAATAGGGCTTATTTGGTAAAAGGTTTACTTGTCC